GCGGCCAACCTCCCGGTGTCGCGCCTGTTCGGGAAGGCAGGCAGCAAGGGCCTCGGCAAGTCCTCCTCCGGCCAGGACGAGCTGCGCAACTACTACGACGGCGTGTCGGCTGAGCAGCGCACGGAGCTGACGCCGCGCCTCGACCTGCTAGACCAGGTGATTATCAGGTCCGCGCTCGGTGGTCCAGACGACAACGTCCACTACGCCTGGACGCCGCTCTACAACTCCGAGCCCAAGGAGCTGGCGGACATCGCGAAGGTGAAGGCCGACACCACCCAGGTCTACGTCACCATGGGCATCATCAACGAGGACGTTCTACGCGACGCGGCCGTTAACCAGCTGATCGAGGACGGCACCTACCCGGGCCTGGAGGACGCGATAGACGAGTACGGCTCCGAGCCGGAGGTGGTCGAGGCGCGTGTCTGGTCGCCCGGATACGACCCGGTCACCGGCAAGCCGCTGGCCGCCGCTGCGCCGAAGCTTGGGCTTGGCGCGCCGCCTCCGATGAAGCAGGTAACACAGCAGACGCAGGATGCTAGTTTGACACAGCCGCATATCACTTTTGAGGAAGTCGAATGACCTTCTACTTGCTTCACAACGGTCAGGTCTTGTTTGAGGAGGCCGCCACGCCGCAGGCGGCTCTGGCGCAGGCCCTGGCGGGTGAGCCGGACGACGGCCTGTGGGAGATATGGCCCACGGTCATCGAGAAGATCAACAACGAGAACTATTGAGAAGAGTGAGCGACCCGTTCGCCCAGCTGCGAGCCCAGGAGGCTAAGATGCTGCTGCCTCACGGCACGCAGACGCTGACTTGGTACGGCCCGGGGCGTAACCCCGTGCCGTACGTCGACCGGCGCTCCGGGAAGCCGTGGCCGTCCCACGGCATCATGCCGTTCTCGAACGCGCCGACGTTCCACGTACCCATGTACCCGAGGGCGTCAAAGGCTAAGGCTAAGAACAACATCAGCGTAGCCCCCGGGTCGCGCTCGCTGGCGCTTGTCGGCAGCTCGCCCATCGTCGCTCATACCGTTACTATCAACCTGTCTCCCGGGTCGCGAGCGATGGCGCTCGCTGGTGACGCCCCGACCGCGGTTAAGTCCTCTCCAGAGCTGTCTCCTGACGCGCAGTCGCTGGCTCTGGCGGGCGCGACCCCGAGCGTGGTCAGCACTGACCAAGTCCTGACGTCCGTTGAGATCGAGGCCGTGTTCTTCTGATGAGCGGCATCAACCTTTCAATCAAATACAAGGACCAGCGCGGCAACGTGATGCTGGTGACGCCGACGCCAGACTCCCCGCCGGACTGGAGCAACACGACGCCAGCGACCGAGACGTTGGACCCCGCGGTCGACGGGCTGACCTGCGTGGCAACCAAGGTGGCCGACGGGACAGACACCATCAACCTCTCCGTCACCGTCAACGGCGTCGTCTACCCGGCGTCCAAGAACGTGAGCTGGGGCGTTATCGTTCCTGGCCTTACGATCGGTGTCTATGGACCAGACCAGGGCGACGCGGGCTGGACGACCATCGGGCCCAGCGACGGCTCGCTGCCGAGCGGCGCGCACACTAATAAGATATTCGTGTCTGACTCCCTCGGCTCCGACCTGTGGGACGGCTCGCAGCCGACTCACACGACCGGCATCCACGGCCCGGTGAAGACGCTCATCAAGGCTCTCGGAGGCACCGGCCCGGGCGCGTACGACCTGGATCACAACTCCCCGACCACCGGCGACGGCACCGGGCTGGGGACGCTGGGCGCAGGCAACAGCTTCGGGGCGCGCACCGGCTTCCCGGACTGGGTGCTGCTGAGGATGGGCGATACCTTCACTGGCCAGTGCCTGGAGAAAGCGTTCGACGCGAGCAACGGCTCCGACAACTTCCAGTTCAACGGCTTCTCCGAGCAGGAGCCATTCGTCGTTGCTGGGTATGACGAGAACTTTCCGACGACGACGCCCAACCTCGGAGCGCGGGCACGTCCGATCATCGTCGTTCCCAGCGCGACCAGCGCCTACGCCATTACGCAAGGTGCCGGCAACCACCACGGGTTTGAGGGTCGCTCAGGTATGAACATGGTCGGCGGTGGGAACTTCGTTGCGATCTTGGGAATTGTTTTTTACGCCGCGCAGCGTGACCCGAACAGCGGTGCCTATGTCGGAGTGGGAAATGCAGTCGATAACGTAGGTATTAGCCATAGTGGCTTTCAGACAGGCTCCTTGATCGAAGATTGTCGCACGAGCTTCTTTGCCTCTGGCATTACTTTTAACGTAGGTAACTTCGACGTGAACGTCAGGCGCTGCCAGGCTGACCACTGCTACTCGACCGGGCCGGGCCACACCATCGGCATGGTGTTCGATGACATCAAGGCTGCGGCTAGCGGCAACGACATGGGCGCCGGCTTCAACTTCGAGGAGAACTGGATTTATTCATGTGGCTTTAATGACCCTGCTTTCACTGTAGGCGATACTCGCAGTCGGAACGTATACATACAGTGGGACACCCTCTTTGGCAATCGGCGCGGTAACGGCAGCGTTAAAAGTGCATCGGAGTGCATCCAGTACCGATCGGGCGGCATCATCGAGGACAACTTCACTCGCGGTGGAAGCTACGGACTGGACATCGGCCACGAGGAGGGCATGCCGGCTCTGGACAGCAGGACGGTTGTCAATAACAACACCATCATGACGACTGCTTCCCCTTTCGGGACCGGCTTAGGCACGGCCATTAACTTCTACAACTCGAACGACGTGACTGCCACGGGGAACGTCATCGCGCACTTCGACCCGTCGGTCGGCTCCTTTGGGTTTTTCGCCCAGACGGACGCGTTCGAGGGCATCACGCACCAACTGACGATCTCCAGTCCTGGCTCTGGCGGCGTGGCGGGCTGGTACGGCGGCGTTGGCTACAACTACCCGCAGTCTTTCACCGGCGGCCACGGCACCACGCCCTCGATGTACAGCTTCCACGTTGGCTCCGGCGGCGGGATGGACGACTTCTCGTTCCATGAGCCTGTCGGCGGCGCTGGCGCTACCTACGGGGTTGGCGACGTGCTCACGTCCGTCTCCGGGTCACCCAGCATCAACACCGCCGGCACGACACTGACGGCGGCGGGCACCGGCGGAACTCCGGGCGACTATGGGATGGCTTTCCCTTCCAACTTCATCGGCTATCCAGGAAACCCGGACAACCCGACAATTCAGTCTGTTGAAGGCATTCCACTCACAAACTTCTCCGGCAGCATGGCTGGTTCTGGTGCGGTCGCGACATTCACGATTGGCGTCGGAGGAAGTGTTACGTCGTATACGATCGTCGGCACGGGTCGCAACATGCAGGTCGGCGACGTGCTCACGGCCTCGTTTGGTGGTATCAGCGGCGTGCGCATTCGTGTCGACTCAGTCGCTGGCATCAGCGGGTGGGGTGTGACCGTCGCGAGCATCGAGACGAACGGCGTCCACGGGCTCAGTTTCACTGATAACATCATCTATGACTGGCCTGACGGTGGACCGCCCACGAACGGCGACTCAGGTGGCACTCACGACTCACCCGGCGGCGTCCCCGGGAGCGGAGCGGCGAACACTTGGACGCCAAACCAGGTCAACCTTTCAGCGGACCACTACACCGACCCCACGAGGACGATGGAGAGCTACGCCACCACGCTCGGCTTGACGGCGTCGGTCGACGGCTTCATGACCGCCGCGCTCAATAACGCCAGGTGGAACTTCGACCCTAGACTGACCCCAAAGAAGATAGGTGACTACGTCCGTGTGGGCTTCGGGCTGTGAGAATGTTCGCCCTTGTTGTCTTCTTGCTCTCGTCAAGCGCGCAGGCGTTCGACGTTCAGGAGCTGGCCCCGTGCCGCCCGGCGGCCGCCCGGTTCTGCGACCGTTCGGAGGGCATCAACCTGAGCAACCTCCTGCGCTGCGGGGCCGTCTTGGCGACCCACAGCTTCCGCGTCGGGAGCCAGTGTCGCGACGTTCTCAGGCGCTACGGCCAACTGTAGGAGGATGAGTTGAGAAGAATTTTGATGATCTCCCTGTTCAGCTTCACCGTGGTGGTGTACGCCGCGAGTGCGCGCGACCTCGGGCAGTATGACCAGACCTCCCCGGCCGTCCGCACCTGGTTCCAGAACCTGATGCAGCCTGACAACCCCTACGTGTCGTGCTGCGGCGAGGCAGATGCCTTCGAGGCCGACACGTTTGAGGTCGAGGGGGACCACTACGTCGCGATCATCACCGAAAGCAAGGGCAACGTGGAGCTGGGCGCGCACGTCTCGATACCGAACAGCAAGATGAAGTGGGACAACGGTAACCCGACAGGCCACGGCATCGTGTTCCTCGACTCGAACAAGCATGTCATCTGCTACGTCGCGCCGGGCGGGATTTGATCGTGTCGGCCGACATAGTTCACCTTCGCGCCGGTCGGGCTGTGCCGCCTCCGGACGGCTGCGGGAACGGCGCGCGCGAGGCGCTGCTGGCCATCTTTGACGGGCATGCCTCCGCGCGCAGCGTCGACTCGCTGCTGTCGCGACTCTGGCTGGCCGGTTTCGTTGTTGTCCCTCTGGTAGAGGACTAGGATGTTTACCATTATCGTCAGCTTCGTCATCGCGTCGACCGGGGCGTCTGGCGAGGGCGTCCTCGACGACCCGCACTACGCGACGCTGGAGCTATGCGAGATGGCCCGGCCGGCGCGCGTCGAGGAGTTCCGCGCGCACGTCGCCCCGCACGGCGCCAAGGTGACCGGCTCCGAGTGCTCGTTCGGCGGCCTCGGGGGCAGCCCCGCGTGACGCTCCTCCTCGACCATCGCCACACTCACCGTCGCGTTCGCGTCGACGACGGAACGTCGCAGCGCGTCGACCCTACGGGCACCGGCCCGCTGCGGGGAAAGTTCCGCGCGGACCTCGACCGGCGCTGGGCGCGGCTGCGCAACATGACCATCGAGGCGCTGTCGAGCGCGAACATCCTGGGGATGGGCGCGATACCGCCCACCGGCGTCGTGCCGACGCGCCCGGGTCCTGCTACCCAGCACTCCCCGCTCCCGGGCGTCGACAAGGTCGCGGGCTTCAGCCACTGGCTCGACGAGGCGCTGCGCCAGGTCGTGCTAGGTGGCGACGGAACCTGGACTGGCAAGTACATTGATGCGACGGCGGTGCTGGCACGCTCGCGCGCTGCGCACCTGGCTGGACCTACTCAAGACCTGTCGAATGACCGCCTCGCGGTCCTCCGCTCCGTCACCATCGCCGAGCTGCAGGGCGTCTGCGACGCGGTTAACCAGCACGCGATCCGCGTCGTGGCCGAGGGCATCATGCTGTGCCAGCGACCGCTCAAGATAGCGCGAGCCGTGGCCGCGGTCGTCGACGTTATCGGGAAGAACCGCGCGCGTCAGATGGCGAACCACATGGTCGTCAAGACCTTCGCCGCCGCCACGCTCGACGCCTTCCGCGCCCAGGGCGTCACCCGCGTCGGCACGCAGGCAGAGCGCGTGCGCGTCAAGGTCGGTCCGTACTACGGGAAGACGCTAGCGAGGGACGCCGGCTCAGACGACGAACCCCGTGATGAACACGGGAGGTGGACAAATGAAGGAGTTGGCGCTTTTGCAGATGAGTTAGTCAAGAAACATGGCCTTGCTCGTCTTAACTTATTCATAAAAAGAGATGACTTAAATATATCGGACTTAGAGGTCCCAAAGGAAAATCAAAAATCCGGCGTAGGCTCGGCAGCCATGAGAGATATTGTCGAGTTTGCTGATAAGCATAATTTGCGAGTGACATTGACCCCTGGACTTTATGATGATCGACACGGAACCACTTCACGATCTCGGCTTGTTAAGTTCTATAAGAGATTTGGATTTGTCGAAAATAAAGGGCGCAATAAGGACTTTTCGATTAGTGAGGGGATGCTAAGAAACCCCCAAGTGCGTGATGCTAGCGTCGGCTGGCGCGCGTCGACCAACCCGAAGGCATCATCGATCTACCAGCGTGCGAAGCCGCCGACCGGCCGGGTATCATACAGCAAGTCGCCTCCGTCCCCGAGGCAGCTGGGCTCGATCCTCAAGCAGGAGGCGCGCCTCCAGTCCCTCGGCCGGGTCGACGTGCTGACGGCCGGCGACGACCTGGTCTGCGAGGAGTGCCAGGACATATCGGACGGTGGGCCCTACGACATCGACGAGGCCGAGTCCCTGATACCCGCGCACCTTAACTGCCGCTGCGCCTTCGTCCCGGCTGACGACGAGCGGTTCGCGGAAGTATCGGATGCGCTGAGCGAATTGCTCCTCGCGCTCGATGCCTATAACCCGGATCAGCCGCGCGTTCCGGCCGGTTCCCCGGACGGTGGCGAGTTCGCTGGCGGAGGCGCGGGCGGAACGGCGCAGCTAAAGGTCGAGCATCAAAAGTTTATACTTGGCAAGAAGGTTCCTCGGCAAGCCGGAACAGAACGCACCAAGCGTTGGGAAGCCTTACAAGCCTATGTGAAAGCGAACCCCGACGCTAAGATGGGTGAGATTTTTAAGAACACGCCCTACACTAAATCTGACTACACGCTCGACCTGAAGCGCGGCGCGGTACTTCCGCAACTCGGCTCTAAGCCGGCGTCCATGTCTCCCGCTCCGACGCCGATAGTGACCGCTCCGGCTCCGACGCCATCCATGTCTACGCCGTCTGCTCCGGCTCCGGTCCCCACGCCCACACCTCCCGGCTCCATCGACGTCAGCAAGATGACGAAGGTGGGAGAGAAGATGGGCTCCAACAAGGGCGGTGTGTACCAGGACGAGCACGGTCTCAAGTACTACGTCAAGGAGCCACAGAGCCCGGCCCACGTCATGAACGAGCTGCTGGCCGTGAAGCTGTACCAGCTGGCCGGCGTCAAGACCCTCGACTACGTGCCAGTGGTAGGTGGAAACCACGTTGCGACCCGGCTGGAGGCGCTGGAGAAGAACAACGTATCGCAGCTGGACCCAGAGCAGCGGACGGAGGCGCAGAAGAACTTCGCCGTCCACGCCTGGCTCGCGAACTGGGACGCGGCGGGCACCGGCGGCGACAACCAGGGTGTGATAGGCGGAAAGGTCACCACGCTTGACGTAGGCGGCGCGCTCGAATATCGCGCGCAGGGCAGCCTGAAGGGCGACGCGTTCGGGCACGCGGTCAATGAGTACACCTCGATGCGCAGCGCCGGGAAGAGCCCAGACAATGCCAAGCTGTTTGGTAGCATGACGACTGCGCAGCTAGGCGAGTCCGTCGCTAAGGTCGCCAACATACCCGACCAGTCCATCCGCGACACAGTGCTGCAGAACGGCGGCAGTACAGCTCTGGCCGATAAGCTAGTCGCGCGCAAGGCCGACCTGGTGACGCGTCACGTGAACTCAGTTGTCGCGCAGAAGGCCGCTGAGGAAGCTAAATCTGCCGAGGAAGCTAAGCACGCGACCCTGCTGGCCGACCCGGCCGCCAAGGCCCTGGCCGGGAAGGTCGGCATAGAATCAGTTAAGAGCTATATCGACAGCGCTGCGCACAAGATCGCCAGCAAGAACTTGACTGGTATCACGCCATCTGAAGCCGCGAGCATCGTCGCCTACTCCGGCTCTCACTATAACGGGGTCAATGCTGCGCTGCGCGCGGGCGTGATGACGGAGGAGCAGCACCACTACGCCGTGCTGCTGAACTCCTCGCTCGACAAGCTGCCGCCCTACGTGGGGGTGAGCTACCGGAAGGCGAGCATGCCGGAGAGCGCCAAGGGCCTCTACCAGCCGGGCATGGTGATCGAGGAGCGCGCCTTCACGAGCACCTCGAAGAACTCCAGCACCTGGCACGGTGACCTGCGCTTCGAGATACACGGCAAGTCGGGCCGCGACATCTCCAAGCTATCAAGTCATCCCGACGAGTCAGAAGTGCTGTTCAAGTCCGGCTCCCGATTTAAGGTCACCGGTCGCGAGGGAAACAAGATCATCTTGAAGGAGATTTGACGTGGACGACTTCGAGCGGCAGCTGGCGAACGAACAGGAGGTTGGCCGGAAGGCCAGGCTGGAGGACGCCCCGCCCGTCGGCATGCTGCCGGACGGGACGCTGAACGTCGTTCAGGAGGGCTCGCCGCGCCAACCGTATAAGATCATCAGGAGCGAAAGATGAAACTCTTCGACTCGTTCGTGCTCGACAGCGTTTGGCGCACTGGCGACGGTTATCTCGCGGCCTACGCGAACGTCGCTCGCACCGGCGTCCAGGTGTACAAGGGCAAGGAGCTCGGGAGGCCAGAACTGGATACAGTTCGGGTCTACCGACCTCCCTCCGAGGTGTTCCACCGGGACGCCATGAAGTCGATGGCGCACCGCCCGGTGACGCTCACGCACCCTTCGGTCACGGTCAACTCGCGGAACTGGAAGAAGTTCGCGAAGGGCCACACCGGTGACGAGGTGATCCGCGACGGCGACCACATTCGCGTCCCCATGGTCATCATGGACGCCGCCACGATCGCGGCGGTCGAGGATGGTTCCGCGCGCGAGCTCAGCATGGGATACTCGACTGACCTGAAGTGGAAGAGCGGCAAGACGCCCGCCGGCGACACCTACGACGCGGTGCAGACCGCCATCCGCGCCAACCACCTCGCCATCGTCCCGGTCGCGCGCGGCGGTGACACCCTCAAGATCGGCGACGACAAGGATGAGCACGGGTATGGGTCATACCCAAGATCAACAGCTGTTCGAGCTAGAGCTAACCCGACCCCTGGGACAAAATCATATCGCCGTAGTGTTGTATCTGCGGCCAAGGATGTTGATCAACTATCCACGCGAGGTATGGGCTTAAAAGAAGCTGTAGCCAAAAAGTCAGAAGATTATGGGGTTCATCCTGAGCATGTTCATGAAGAAGTTCGGGTCAGCAATAATTTGACTAAAGAGGAATATCAAAAGTATTTGAATGAGTCTCCAGATGCAAAAGATGCTCAGGTTGATATGACCGACGACAATATCGACATGGAGGACGACTCCAAGTGCCCGAAGTGCGGCATGGACGTCGACGAGGACGCGACCGTGTGCCCGTACTGCCAGGAGGACTTGACTCAGGACGCTGACGTCAGCGACGACAAGGATGAGCACGGGTATGGGTCGTATAAGCGGGGCGAAGGCCCTGGAAGTGGAAAAGGGGACTACAAAACAAAGGTCGGTTCTTATTCGCTGGCACAGGGGGAAGTTGGTAAGCCGATCGGAGAGCCGACTGTTGCGTCTCATCCAACAGCAAAAGCCGCGATGCAACACCTCAGTGAGCAAATAAAAAAAAGTGCTGGCAGTGGTGTTGGGAAGGGTGGCACATATCATGTTGTCATGCCTGGTGGGCGTGAAATGCCACTGTCTGGTGCTTACAAAGAAACTTTTGGTGAGGAGCCAAAGCAAGCGCGCGGCGGTGGGTACTCTTACCCCCGGTTACGTGATAGCGCGTCACTGCCCGACGACTGGGTCAAGTCGACCAAGGATGCTGCACCCCGCAGCACTGATAGAGGAGAGAGAAGAATGAACGCCATCGTAGTAGTCGACGGCGCCCAGATCGAGGTAGCCGACGAACTGAGCGCCACCGTCATCAAGAAGCACATCGCCAACCTCTCGGCCCAGCTGAGCGACACGAAGGCCGACGCCGCGAAGGCCAAGGCCGACAAGGAGGAGGCCGACGAGGAGGACGAGAGGATGCAGAAGGACGCCAAGCTGAAGCTGGACGCGGCCGCGGGCGAGATCGTCGCCCTCAAGCAGCAGCTGGCCGACGCCCAGGCGCTCAACTCGCCGGAGAAGCTCGACGCGCTGGTCAAGGACCGACTCGCTGTGACTGATTCGGCAATGAAGCTATTGCCGAATACGTTTTCTTTCGACGGCAAGTCGGTCGCCGACATCCGCAAGGCGGCGGTCTCCGCCAAGCTCGGCGACGCGACGAAGGACATGAGCGACGCCGCCATCGAGGGAGCGTTCAAGGCCCTCACCGTCGCGGCGGCTAACTCCGGAACTGCTCGCCTCGCCGACTCGATCAGCCGCTCGCACCAGAACGGCGGCGGAGGCCAGGTCGACGTCCGCGACGCGGCCCTGGCGGAGCGCGAGGCGTACCTGAAGGACGCCTGGCGCACGCCGGCGAAGCAGTAACTAGTTCACGCGCCGAGCGCGGCATGCGCCGACTAGATTGTGTGGGGAAAACGCGCAAACCCAGTCGGAAGCCGTTCGATACGGCTAGGCGACTCATCAACTCGAAAATGAAGGAGTAAGGGCAAAATGTTGACTCCCAGCCCGGTCCAGACTACCTACACCCAGTACCTCACTGCCGCGCAGAACGGCATGCCGGCGACCACCTCCGGGTGGGACATCGACACGAAAATCTGCGAGGACCCCGCCGGCACCGCCGGCATTGGCTTCGGCCTCGCGGTCAGCCAGGGCACGCTCCACGGCGACCGCTCCGCCTGCCTCGGCGGGCTCTCCGGTAAGGCCTTCGTCGGCGTCACGGTCGCTGACCCGACGCTGCCGAACCTAAGCTCCACCTTCACTGACAAGTACCAGGACACTGACAACATGGGCGTCATGGTGCGCGGCGACATCTGGGTGGTGGCGCATGAGGCGGTCAACGCCGGAGACGCGGCCTACTACAACACGACCACCGGCCTGCTCGGCAACTCCAACTTGACGAGCGGTACCGCCATCGACGACGCGCGGTGGATGACTACGGCGGTGGCCGGCGCGCTCGCCGTGCTGCGACTCTCCTCGTCCTCTGGCAACTCCGACGCCGGTTGATAATTCGGGGAACTAATCAGTTCCCCGAACCACGACCTGCGTGGCCCACGGGTCGCGGTACTTCTATTCCCACTTCGCGGGCTGATCCCAGCCCTTCACAGGAGAATACCATCATGAGAATGAATTTGATGGACTCCCAGCAGGCGCTGGGCTTCCTCACTTCGCAGACCACCTTCATCGAGGCGGAGGTGTACCGCATCCAGTATCCGGATATCCTCTACCCGCAGCTGGTGCCGATTGACTCCTCGGCTAACGAGTGGGCGAAGTCGGTCACTTACTTCTCGATGGACAAGGTCGGTCAGGCCGACTGGTTCGACGGCTTCGCCACTGACATGCGGCTGGCCGACATCAACCGCCAGAAGTTCGAGCAGGGCATCGAGATGGCTGGCATTGGCTATCGCTACACGCTGGAGGAGCTGGGGCAGGCGATGATGATCCCCGGCCTCAACCTCTCCAGCGAGAAGGCCGAGGCCTCGCGCCGGTCCTACGAGGAGTTCATGGACCGCCTCGCGCGCCTCGGCTCGACCAGCAAGGGCATCACCGGCCTGTTGAACAACGCGAACGTGACGCGAACTGACGCCGTCGCGGACGGCTCCGGCACCTCAGCGCTGTGGTCGAACAAGACGGCCGACCAGATCATCCGCGACGTCCAGAGTGCGCTGACGAACGTGTACTCCGGGTCGCTCACAGTGGAGATGGCGGACACCGTCCTGCTGCCCATCACGGCGATGGAGCTGCTGGCCAACACCCGCGTGCCCAACACCTTCGGGAACGCTCTCGACTACCTGGCTAAGTACAACCTCTACACCCACACCACCGGTGCGCCGCTCATGATCCGCGGCATCATCGGCCTCGACACCGCCGGCAAGCTTGGCGTCGGTCGAATGGTCGCGTATCGTCGCGACCCGCGCGTGGTGAAGCTCCACATCCCGATGGTGCACCGCTTCCTGCCCGTCTGGCAGACCGGCCCCATCACCTTTGACATCCCCGGCATCTTCCGCACCGGCGGCGTCGAGGTCCGGCGCCCGGGCGCGTTCGCCTACGTCGACGGCATCGTCTAGCGCGAGCTACCTCGGCAGGGCCATGCCTGCCGGGGATGAGTGCGCGGACCGGGCCCACCATCCCCCCTGGCCCACAGCCCGGTCCGCGTAACTTTCAAACAAGAGGAGGATATTATGCCTGACCTGAACCAAGGTGAGTCGCCAGAGGAACTACGAGTCAAGAACTGGCAGAGACCCGCCGCCAGTCGATACAACGTCAAGAACCCGCTGAAGATACGCCGCGTGTTCTTCGACTGCCTCTCCGTCAGCGGCGGTAAGCAGGTCGCCGTCAACCCCGGCGAGACGCTGGAGAACGTGGAGATAGCCGACCACGTTGCGAAGAAGCTGATGGCTGACCATGACGACCTCGTCGTCACGCCTGCTGCTTCGCAGAAGCCCTTCGACGTTAACTCGCGCGAGGACCAGGCGACCGTCGCCGTCCCCGGCAAGCCGCAGCGTCGCTGATAATGTTCGTAGTAGACGGCGCGGCCCAGGAACGGGCCAAGTACGAGGAGATATGGGCCATCCCGGAGTACAAGCGGCACTCCCCTGGGCTGGTCAACGTCGAGCGCTTCATGCGGGTCATGAACCCGCCGCCGCTCGACGGGCTGTCGCTCGTCGACATCGGCTGCGGCGCCGGGGTCGCGGGCCTGGAGTTCGAGCGCCGAGGCTTCGCGGTCCACTGGATGGACCTGACGGCCGCCGGCCTCGACCCGGACGTGGACCGAGATAGGTTCATCGAGGCCCCGCTGTGGGACCGCTCCTGGCCGCTGCGCAAGCGGAACAGGTGGGACTACGGCTTCTGCTGCGACGTGCTTGAGCACGTCACGACCGAGTACGTCATGCTCTGCGTCGACAACATCCTCAGCTCGTGCCGAACAGCGTGGCTGCAGGTCGCGCTTCGTCCCGACGAGTTCGGGAAGATGATAGGCGAGCCGCTGCACCTCACGGTACGACCCTACGACTGGTGGCTGGTCCGCCTGGCGTCAGTTGGGAAGGTCGTCGACGCTCGCGACCTGTGCGGTGACGGACTCTACGTGGTGCAGCGATGAGTGAGCTCAAGCTGTTTTCGCTTGCGGTAATGGCTGCCTTTTCGCTTGGCTTCGTCTTGACGTGGTTGATTTGCTCATGAACATCCTCAGCTCGTGCCGAACAGCGTGGCTGCAGGTCGCGCTTCGTCCCGACGAGTTCGGGAAGATGATAGGCGAGCCGCTGCACCTCACGGTACGACCCTACGACTGGTGGCTGGTCCGCCTGGCGTCAGTTGGGAAGGTCGTCGACGCTCGCGACCTGTGCGGTGACGGACTCTACGTGGTGCAGCGATGATCAGTGAAATGCTCTTGGCATATGAGTATCTAGGCAGCCCAAAGTTGAAATCTGACCAGTCCGGTCCGTGTCTCGTGTCAGGTGGCGCTCCTAAATTGGACCCGAACAAGGTCCGCGAGATTGAGTTCTCGCCGCACTGCCGCGTAAACGTCGACGACGAGACGCTGCTGCGCCAGATCGAGGCCAACATTCGGCGCGGCCTGCCGCAGGCGATGCCGTACCAGCCTAACGAGCAGACGGCCGTGGTCGTGTGCGGCGGTCCGTCCATCAACATCCCGGAGGTCCAGGCGGACCTTATCAAGGCCGTGTGGGCCGGCGGGAAGGTGGTGGCCGTCAACGGCGCCTACCAGTGGTGCGTCGACCGCAACATCCGGCCTTCCGCGATGGTGATGATGGACGCGCGCGAGTTCAACGCTCGGTTCATCGAGAAGCCGGTCGACCAGTGCCACTACCTCCTGTCGTCGCAGTGCCACCCGCGCGCCTTTGAGCTCTGCCAGGGTAGGCAGACCACGATATGGCACGCGCTCAGCGCCGGTGACAAGGAGCTTGAGATACTGGACGACTACTACTTCACCAAGTCGCGGCGCTCGACCGACCCGGAGGACGCGCCGGAGGCCGGTCCGCGCCACTACTACCCAATCACGCTCGGTACCACGGTGTCGCTGCGCGCTATCTCCCTGATGCGGATGCTCGGGTTCACCTCGTTCGAGATATTCGGGCTGGACTCGTGTGTCCTTGACGGCGAGCACCACGGCTACTCTCAGCCGGAGAACGACGGTGAGAAGACGATACCGGTGTGGGTGCGCCCGGAGGGGCGCGACGACCTGGCTCAGCGATTTACCTGCTCGGTGTGGCAGGCGAAGCAGGCAGAAGACTTCATGCAGCTGGTCAAGGACCGTGGTGACATGTTCCAGCTGAACGTGCACGGTCCGGGCTTGATTGCCACCATGATCCGCTCGGGCGCCGAGATGGAGAGACCAAAGGAGAATTGATATGGCTGTTGGAGCGTGGACATTCTATAACAAGTTCAAGCGCAACCTCGGGCAGGCCTTCCCGGTCAACCTTGGGAGCGGCAACTTCCGGATGCAGCTTCACACGTCGGCGTCGAACGCCGCTACCACGACCCTGTCGATCATCTCGTCAGTAACCAACGAGGTGGCTGAGGCGAACGGCTACTCGTCGGGCAAGGCGCTCGCGTCGAAGACATGGACGGCCGGCGCGTCGGCGGGCCAGTACCGCTTCAACGCGGCGGCGCTGGTGTGGACCGGCACCGGCGGCACCATCTCCAACATCAAGTTCGCGGTGATCTGGGCCTCAGGCGCCTCCGCCATCGCGCGCAAGTTGGTGTGCTTCAGCCAGCTGTCGACCTCGCAGTTCAACCTGACGATCAACAACACGCTGACGATCACGCCGGCCGCGACCGGCATCTTCAACCTGGCGTGACGATCATGGCAGACAAAGAGGATAAGGTTGGCGGCAAGTCACGCGATGTCGCGCACGAGGCCATCATCCTGCAGCTCAAGGCGGACGCACCGCGCGTCCGCGTCCGCCCGAAGGGGCAGAACACGACGCTCTCCCCGCCGACGGCGAGCATGGGCGTGAAGGCAAAAACATGACGCTGCACACCGCGGGCGGCACCGGCCTTGCTCCGAGCGAGGCGTTCACCCAGATACGCCTCATGGCGCAGGGGGCGAAGAACGGAGCGCAGGGCTACCTGTCCACGCTGCAGGGCGGCAGCGTCAACACGCTGTGGGTGTTCAACCTCTTGGACGCGACTAGTGGGTTCATAGCCGCCGTGAACACGTGGAAGGTCGTCACCGGGCTCGACACCTACGCCACAGCGCAGGGGTACAACGGCACGCTCACATCTGACGTAACCGCCTGCGTCGCGGCCGCGAAAGCGTGCATAGACTGGGTGGTGGCGAACTTCCCCACTAGCGTGGGGTACATACAGGGCTTCACGCTGAACGCAGACGGCTCACGGACGCCACGCACTTTCACCTCCGTGGAGACTGCCGGGTTGCAGAGCGCCCTGACCGCTTTCATAGCCACCATCTCGTAAATGTCCATCGCGCTAGTCAGCGGTCAAACGGCGTCGGCAGTCAACGGTAGCACTAGCGCCACTCAGTTTGTTGTCCTGCCGAATAATCCAACGCCTGGAAGTCTCGTTGTCGTCGGGTATACTGTTCAAGCCATTGGCATTAGTGGCGCTACCTGCGTGGACGCGAATAGTAACGCTTATTCACCAACTTCTAAAACGCCGTACGTGTCTACGAATAAAGAGGTGGGGGTTTTCTATCTTCCAAATGCCCCATCTAACGCATCTAAGACAATTACGATCTCAATTACAGGAGGGTCGGCGTTCGCAAATAACTTTATGGTCTGGGCAATGGAAGTTGCTGGGGCAGCAGCAAGCGGAGTTCTTGATGGAGACGCGACAGACCTGGGCGGCGGCTCCACTAACATAACGACGCCTAGCTATACGTCTACCTATAATGGAGATTTGTATTTTGGGGCGTGTCTGGCTACGGGGGTTATTTCCTCTGCCAACAGTCCGTTTACTGGGGTTGATGCCATTCAGGCTGGTTGCTACTCTGAGTACTATATTCAGGGGGTTCATGGTGCTCAGGCTGTTGATTATACACAGGGCTCCTCTTCCGGTTCTTGGTGGGGTATCGTTGCGGCATTCATCCCTCTTCAGCCGTCACTGAAGCAGGAGCATGCAAGATTTCGTACTGACACTGGGGCGGTGGACGCGACACCGACATGGGGAGCGGCGGAGGACTCAGAGGCGTTTAGCCCTCCCAGCGTCCCGTTTAGGTTCCGCGCGTCAATATCTGACTTCTCTGTCAACGCGGCCGAGTCACAGCCATATGAGCTGTACGCGTCCAAGAACGGCGGCGCGTACTCACCGATCACGACCTCGTCGACGGGAGGCGTCAAGGCCGCCAGCGCCAGCTCGGACGCGGACAACACGATCCTGAGGACGCCGCACCTGACGGTCCCGTTCGCTGTATCTTCTGACAGTATCGCGTTCGTCGGCGCCGCGGACGGCGGCGACGTTGTGTCGGCGAGCGGCATGACCTACAGCTACGTCTGCGGGAGCGGCAGCAACAGGTTGCTGGTCGTTAATGCCACGGGAGACGTCACCAGCGACATCGTAACTGGCGTCACCTACGGTGGCGTATCAATGTCGCTCGTGGGCAAGCACTACGGTGGTGGCGGCGGTGACCGATGGCAGTACATGTTTGAGCTTCTTAACCCTGCCTCGGGAGCGAACAACATCGTCATCTCCGCCTCAGGAACCTGCGACCGCATCATGTCCGTCGCCGCAGACTATTCCGGCGCTAAGCAGAGCGGTCAGCCGGACGCGAGTATCACGAACGGCAGCGCTGGTGGCAGTGGCACGTTGACGACGTCAGTCACGACCGTCGCTGACGGTGACTGGGTCGTGCTGTGTGAGACCGGTTTCAATGTTGACCAGTCACCGCCAGGCGTTGGTGCTGGCTCAACATTGAGGGTCACTGGGTCATTTGGGTCGCTGGCTATATTTGACTCGAACGGCCCCGTCACTCCGGCAGGAAGCTACAGCATGACGACGCTCCGCTCCCTTGCGCCTGGGACAAGCTCCATCAGCCACGTCGTCGGAGCCTTCAGTCACGCATGACCCAGATCGGCCTCACCGACGTCCAGGTCTTCACGACAGGCTCAGGCAATTGGACTAAGCCTGCGTGGGCTACGCTCATCCGTGTCACTCTCACCGGAGCGGGTGGTGGTGGCGGGGGCGGCGGCACCAGCGGTAGTCAAAATTTTGGCACTGGCGGCGGCGGCGGTGGTGGATGGTTGTCGGCCGTATTCCAGCCGAGCGACTTAGGAGCGACTGAAGCGTATTCCGTAGGGGCTGGCGGGACATCGGGCGCAGGCGGCACCCCTGGGGCAGCTGGCGGCGCAGGCGGTAACAGCACGTTCGGCGGCACGACTGTCGCAATCCATACGGCCTATGGCGGAGGCGCGGGCGATAGATCGGGGGCTTCTCACGGGAGCGGCGGCGGAGGTGCTGGCCTCGCGGGCGCGGGCGGCGCTGGTGGCGCGAGCGGTGGAACGGCCGGGACAAACGGCGGCGCTGTCGGCGGGATTTCTGGATCAAGTGTTGGCGCTGCGAATATCGGCGTCGGCGGTGGCGGCGGTGGTGCGGGCGGCGGCAATACTGCATTCGCCGGCGGGCAAGCGGTCCTCGGCGGCGGTGGTGGCGGCGGCAGCGGCGGTTGCACTCCGCCTTCATATCAGGGCGGCGCAGCAGGCGGCCAAGGCCCTGGTAATTCTGTCGGCGGCGTTGGCGCAGCAGCCTCCACAGGAATGGCTGGCTCCAACGGCACTTCAGGCACTTTTGGTGATGCAGGCTCGGGTGGCGGCGGAGGAGGAACCAGCGCCACAATAGGTGGCGCTGGCGGCAACGGTGGATTTCCAGGCGGCGGTGCCGGCGGCGGAGGAAATACAAATACGGGCGGAACGCCGGGCGCTGGTGGAATTGGGGGCGGTGGCATTGTCATCGTTATCACAGAATGAGCGTCCTCGATCTTCAGCAGAATGTTTACGTTGACAAGTTCACGACCGGGACGGCGCAATCGTGGACCAAGAAGCCCTGGGCGACGCATGTTCGCCTGATCTTGATCGGCGGGGGCGGACCCGGCGGCGGGGGCGCAACAGATACCTCGGCCTCGACGGCGAGCGGTGCTGGCGGCGGAGGGGGCGGCATGGTGATCGATCGCGTTTATGCGGCGTCCCAATTTACTAGCCCGGAAACCTATACGGTCGGAGCGCAGGTAACTGGCGGCGCAGGCTCGTCAGGGACAAGCGTAGGCGGAACTGCAGGAGGCTCTGGCAGTAACACAACTTTCACCATCAACGGCGTCACGCTCACAGCATACGGTGGTGGCGGCGGGGCCGGCGGCGATGTCGCCAACGGCACGACGGGTGGCGGCGGCGGTGCGGGACTAGACGGCGCAGGTGGCAACGGGGTCATCGGAACCGCGGGCGCGGCGGGCACCAACGGCGGCGTGATCGGCGGCCTCGGCGCAGTCGGCACAGCCAATACCGGACTATTCGGTGGCGGCTCTGGGGCCGGCGGTGTGGCTTCCAACACGACCGGCCCGGTCGGCGGCAATGCTGTTCGCGGCGGCGCTGGCGGTGGAGCGGGCTGCGGTAAAGGAAATGCCGCTTACGGGAGCGGCGGCTCAGGCGGCCAGAGTCGTGACCAGCCGGTAAAGACCCACGGCGCTAACGCCGGTGCTCCAGGCTTTGGCTATCCGGGTGGCGGTGGTGCGGGCGGTGACTCCAGTGCGACCGTCCCGACGGCCGGCGGGGCCGGGGGCATTCCCGGCGGCGGCGGAGGAGGCGGAGGCTGTACAGTTAACGGCGTGACAGCAGGCAACGGCGGCGTCGGCGCGCGCGGCGAAATCTGGGTCATACAGTGGGCAGGTAAGACATCATGAGTGACCTCGGAGACCGGGCCGTAGGCTCTACGGTCGTTTTCAACTTCACAACCTCAGTCAACGGGGTCCCGACGACGCTTGCGGGCTCGCCCGCGATCAGCGTCTACAAGAACTCCTTAACCGAGAGCACGTCTGGCGTCACGCTGTCCGTCGACTACGACTCCCGCACCGGCATGAACAACGTCGCCGTGGACACGTCGCAGAGCAGTTCGTTCTATGCCTCGGACAATGACTTCTCTGTCGTGATCACGACTGGCACTCTCAACGGCGTGAGCATGGTCGGCTACGTGGTCGGCTCCTTCTCGCTGATGACGGAGCGCACCAACCTAGACAAGACCACCAAGGCAATCGCGCGCGGGACGCTGACGACGGGCGGCTCGACCACGTCGGTACCGACCTCAGCTCTAACCATTGCTGGTGCCGCTGCGTCGGGCGTCGTGGTCAGTCAGTTCGTGGGTCGGGTCGTCTTGTTCGACGGCGACACCACCACGGCGGGGCTGCGCGGCGCCGCCTCCGTTATCAGCGCCTCGACGGCATCTAATACGCCCACGCTGACGGTCGGCGCGCTTCCGGCCACGCCGGTCTCCGGCGACCTGTTCAGCATCATCTGAGGAAACGATGGCAGAGGTTACTAGACTAGGACCCGGTGGCTATCCCGTTACTTTCGCGGCGCCACAATCAGGCAACATAGCTCTGGTGCCTGCTGCGGCGTCGCTGGCGCTCTCCGGCGCCACGCCATCAGCGGCCGTCGGAACCAGCATATCGGCGCCATCGGGAAGCCTGGCGTTGTCAGCTGACGTCCCGATCAGGGACATCTTCGCGGCTGGTCAGTACGACAACACAGGCGAGACCGGGCCCCTAGTCATCCCGGCGGAGGGCTACACCGAGCTTGAGTTCGGCGTCCAGCTTGATCCCGCTAATTTTTCAGTGGGCGACAAATTCACCTTCCGCGTGTACGCGAACACGGTCGCTGTATCTACCACGGTGTTGCTGGAGATAGTTGCGCCAGCGATCCCGACCGTCGCGTCGCTGGCGCTGTCTGGTGCTGCCCCTACGGTCGTCGCCACCACTAACATAAGCATCGTTCCTGCGGTCGGCTCGCTGACGCTGTCTTCCTCAGCTCCGACGCTGTCCGTCAATGACATAGTCTCTCCTGCAGTCGCCTCGCTCGCGCTGTCGGCTGCCGCTCCGTCGCTCGCCGTAGACCTACCTCTCGCTCCGTCGGCCGCGTCGCTCGCGCTTTCTAGCGTCGCTCCGAGCGTGATGCAGAACTTGTCTAAGGTCCCGACCGTCGCCTCCTTGGTCCTGACGGGTGCGACTCCGTCGCTACTGACGAACTTCATCGAGACTCCCTCTTCCGGGTCTCTGCTACTCACCGGCGTGGCGCCGGCCGTCATCGAGAACTTCCCGCTGGCCCCGGCCGCGACCAGCTTGGCGCTCTCTAGCGCCGCGCCGAGCTTGGTCAAGAACATCCCGGCCGCGCCTGCTGCGGCGTCCGTCTCGCTGACGGGGAACGTGCCCGTCGTCGGTCTAAGCGTCGTCGTTCCCGCTGGCGCGCTCCTCTTACAGGCGGACGCCCCTCAAGTCGGTGGCAGCCTCAACCTCGTGTCCCCAGCTGGCGCGCTGACGCTCGCTGGCGCGGCCCCGTCCGCCGTAGTCGCGGCCCTCTGCACCCCGTCCGCCGCCACTCTGACGCTCACTGGTGTGGCCCCGACCGCCACCCAGGCACTGGCTACCACCCCGTCCGCCGCTAGCCTGACGCTCTCCGGCGACCTCCCGACGGCCACCCAGGATGCGCCCAAGGCCCCGTCCGCCGCCAGCTTAGGTCTATCGGCCGACGCTCCGACGGCCATCCAGGACGCTCCCCTGGTCGTCTCCGGGGCCGTCCTGGCGCTGTCCGCCGACGCCCCGACGATAAGCGTCGTCAGTACCAATTTGGTCCCGGCCGCCGGCTCCCTGGGCCTGGCCGGCTCCGCCCCGGACGTCGTCATAAGCTCCGTGCTGGTCGTGGCCGCCGGCCACCTGGACTTGTCCGCCGACGCCCCGACGCTGTCCTTCGCGCACCTGTTGCGCGTTAAGAGGCACGTCGTGCTCCACGGCGTCAACGACGACGACTACGCGCTCAGCGGCAGCAGGTCTGAGAGGATAACGCTCCACGGCGTCAACAGCAAGAGAGAGGCAGCATAGTGGCCCTACCGCTGATCCAGAACTTCTCCATCCCGGCCGGCAACAGCGTCGAGATTGACTTCGAGCTGCCGTCTCCCGACGACGAGATACTCTCTGGCTTCAATGTGGTCTGGAAGGCTTATGAGCAGGAGCACGGGGTCGTCACCATCCCACTGGTCACCGTGATCACGAAGTCACTTGAGGGAGGTGGCATTACCCTTGGCACGGCGCCGATCAGCTTCACGATCAGCATCGCGGGCGCAGACACCGTCAACCTACTGGACAACTACTACCACGAGGCAGCCATCGTCGACCCGTCCGGCGGCGTTATCACTTCGGCTCAGGGCGTCATGACCATCACCCAGGCGGAGATTACCTAATGACCGTCACCACCGTCTCGATGAAGCTGAAATTCCCGGAGTTCGTCGACGAGACGGACGCGGCGGTCGGCTTCGCGCTGGAGGAGGCCTCGCGTAACGTCGACTCGACGTGGCTGCCGGGAGACCAGGACCTGGCGCTGATGTACCTGGCGGCGCACTACATCATGGTCACCATCAGCCGGCGCGACTCAGGCGAAGGCGAGCTGTTGGCCAGCGAGCGGATGGGCGAGATGTCCATGACCTACGCGGTACCGGAGCTGCCGAAAGCCGCGACCTCGTCAGACCTTACGACCACGCCCTACGGCACTCGGTTCCTGGAGCTGGCGCACTTGAACTTTCCTCCTGTGATGGTGATCTGATGAACCTACTCGGTTCGCAGGCGCGCGCTGACCGCATGATCAAGCGGTGGGGGAAAGGTCTGGTCACCGTGCTGCGCCGCGCCAGCGGCGACCGTCCATGCTCCGCAGTCAGCACTTCGTTCCTGCCGATGGAGCGGCTCGGTAAAATCACCAACCCGACAGACCGGAAGTATCTTGTCTCTGCGCTGGCTCCGGACGGCAGCCTGCTCGACCCTCCGGTGTTCGACGGACCTAACGCGGACCGCTTGGTCGTCGCTGGGGTCGAGTACCGCTTGACAGAGCCGGCTGGACAGATTGGCACGTCCGACGTCGTCGTGTTCTGGCGTCTGGCGGTTAGGAGGTAGCCATGCAGATAGGACGCGTCCTAGGAGCCACTCGCTTGCTAGGAAAGTCGCAGGGATACTTCGGGCTGCCAATCCGCGACGAGGTGGTCGGTGACGTCCCGGTGATGGTGTCTGCCTGGCACCCGACGCCGAAGGAGCTGGCGGCGATCAACGCTGGGGCGCCGGTTCACGTCTGCCTGATCGGTAGCCAGCACCCTCCCATCCAAGTGTCGGTCGGGGACGTGCCTGCGTGAGCGACACTCGCGAGGACATACTGACGCGGGTGGAGGCGCTACTAGGCGACGTCGGACTCAACGTGTACCGCGATCGCGGAGAACTGGAGCGCGGGTCACTGCCGGCCATCGTGCTGCTGGACGGTCGCGAGGTGATCATCTCTGAGATCGCCAACCGCAAGACGGTCAAGATGCCCGCGGCGTTGTTCAAGATGTCGGTCCAGGTGTGGCTGTCGCTGCTGCCTAGGGACGACGTGACCAACGCCACGCTCGGCGGAGTGGCGGCCCCGATAGGGCCTGAGCTCTCCCGGTACCGCGTCCTGATACTGAACGCGGTGCTGAACGACGACGTTCTAACTAGCATCCTGACCACGACGGGTCAGATGGAGTATCGAGGTTGCGAGACGGACATGGCGGTCGGCTCGTCGATGGTCGGACAGATGATGCTCTCGTTCGACTTCACCTACGTCCTGTTCCCACCGAAGGCATGAGGAGAAACCAATGCCCATTACTCCCCACGAGATAAGCCCGAACATCGGCAACCTTTCCGTAGGTCGTGGCTTCTGCCAGTTCAAGCTGATCGGAGAGACGAGCTATGTCGACTGCGGTAACGTCACTGAGATGACCTACCAGGTCAAGCCGACGCTGCTGGAGCACTACTCCTCGCGCATCGGCGTGCGCAAGAAGGACCTCGTCGTGGTGACTGAGCTCGCGGCCACGCTCACCGTCTCGATGGAGGAGTTCACCGCGCGCAACATGGCGTTCGCCGCGCTAGGCGTCGCAGTCGAGTCGCCTCCGGGCACCTACACCATCGACATGTTCACCACGCCGCTGATCCAGGGCTCGTTCTTGTTCACCGCCACCAACGTTGTCGGTCCGATTTGGTCTGCGGAGTTCCCGCTGGTGATCTTCAGCCCTAGCAAGCCCATCTCCCTGATCTCAGCAGGATCGGGCTCGTGGGGCTTGCTGGACTTCCAGGCGGACATCCTTCAGGACCCGCACACCGGCCAGTTCGGCATCTTCACCAACACCGACATCGCTTCGCCGTAAATTTAAACGAGCCCTGGGAGGGGCACTTTACCATGGCTAAAGGTCTAGGCCTGCGCGACGTACTGCCTCAGAGTGAGACAGTCGAGATTAATGGCAAGAAGGTTCCCGTCTACGGCATCTCAGGCGGACGCATCGGCATCCTGTTGAACAGGTTCCCCGCGCTCGAGAAGTTGTTCGACAGCACGGTGTCGTCTGACGAGAAGACTGTGGTGCTCAAGAAGTTCGCGCCACCGGCCATCGCGCCGGTGGTGGCTGCTGCCCTCGGCTGGATCACCGATGATGAGGAGGCGGACAGGGAGGCGGAGCGGGACGCTGACCGCCTCTCGATCGAGGTCCAGATAGAGATACTGGAGAAGACGAGGGGGTTGACCTTCAAGCAGGGCCTCGGCCCTTTCGTCCGACTATTATCATCAATGATGGGAGGGACCGTCGACGACGTAGCTGGAAAGGCATCCTTTACGAGATCGCAGAAGCCGCAGAAGCCCTCGGAGCCGCCACCAACCCAAGCGTCTGGGACATGACGCCGAGGATGATGGCGGCTTACTTGTTTCTGGCTGACAAGCGCCGCAAGCGCCGGCTCTATGAGGAACTCTACTACGCGGCGGTTGCCAACTGCGGAGACGGGAAGCTGATCAAGAAGCAGATGGACGACATGGAGCGCGAATTTTGACCGCTCTCCGCGTCTACTTCGATGGCGACCGCGTCGGCCCGATGTTCGCGCGCTCCGTAGCTAGGGAGGGAGCGCGCGTGCGCGCGGCGGCGCGCGGCGCGGCCCAGGACGCGGCCTACGACCTGGAGATAAGGGGTCGCTCCGACATCACCCAAGCCGGCAACTTTGGGTCGCGCTGGCTGGATGGCTTCCACGTCGACGTCAGCGAGGGCGGCGGCAGCATCCGTATCAACGCCCACGAGGACGTACCGTACTGGCGCGTGTTCCAGTTCGGTGCGACCATAGCAGGAAAGCCGATGCTGTGGATACCGCTGAGCGACACGGACGCCAAGGGCGTGTTTGCCCGCGATTACCCTGGCGGCCTGTTCCACGTCACGCGCAAGTCGGACGGCCTGGAGCTGCTCGGCTCCAAGGCGGCCGCGGCCGACGGCGACAAGAGGCCGATGAGGTACTTCGGCAAGGAGTCCGTGACCATCCCTAAGAAGTTCCACCTGATCGAGATAGCCCAGGACGTGGCGCGCAAGCTGCGCGCGTACTACCTCGCGAGGTTCAAGAAATAATGGCTGACGACAGCAGCGACATAGTCCAGCACATCTCCCTTGAGGGAGCGGACGACGTCATCAAGAAGCTTGAGGCCATCGGCAACGCCGGCCAGGACCTCAGCAAGAAGCTTTACGGCCAGGGCGGCGTCGGTCCTGGCGGGCAGGCGATACCTACGCCTGCCGCTCCAAAGCCCGCTGCCCCTCACGTTGCTCCGAAGGAAAAGGAAAGCTTCGGCGAGGACATCAGCGCCATAGAGATTTTCCGTAAGTCCATTCACTCGCTGCACCCGGCCCTGCATGAGGCGGGCATCGAGATGGGGGCGCTGTCTGGACTGATGTTCGCCGCGCGCAGTGGCATCGTCGTCCTCGCCACGGCCATCAGCGGCCTGTTGATAACGGCCCTGGAGAAGTCAGGCGACGCCGCGAATGACGCGGCCAACAAGCTAGGCGTCTTCGCGGGCTCGCCGGAGAGGGGCAAGCAGCAGCTTAAGAGCCTGGAAGAGCCAGCCCAGGCGCTCGGCACTTCCAATGAGAAGCTGGCCGGACCTTTCGGCGAGCTAGGAAGGATAAACCAGCAGCAGCCTCAGTCCAGCCAGCTTCAGGACGACAGGCTCGTCTCCGTCCTGTCGACCCTGATCAAGGGCGCTCAGGCCGACAGGCTGGAGCCGAGCAAGCAGGTCTCCAGCGTCACGGAGCTGCTGACCTCCGTGCGCGAGAGCGGCCAGCTGACGAAGGAGGCCTTCGACTCCGCCGCTAAGACGATGCCTCAGCTCATGAAGTCCATCGCGGACGAGCTGAGCAAGATAAAACCAGCCGGACAGCCGCTGACGACGGCGGGTCAGTTCCTTCAGGCGGCGACTAACGCAGGCCCTGAAGTCTCAAAGAGAGCGGCGGCGACCAAGGAGGCGTTCCCGGAGAGCATTAGTGACGCCTGGGAGCACGTCTCAGCGTCCAGCGGTCGGCTGGAGCACGCGCTAGGCGACATAAGCATCATCGCCGGTACACTAAATAAGTTGGCCTCTTTCTTCGACGCCGCCTCCAAGGGCGTCGAGGAAGTAAGAAGCTCGATCATTAAGAACAGAGCGGACCGCCTAGACAGGGTCAGCGCCGCCAAGGAGAACGTCAGGAAGTCATTCGTAGGTCTAGACGAAACTGCCGCCGCGCCGCCGCGCACTGGCCAGCAGTCCCTAGATGCCCTCAAGGAGACGTTCGGAGCGTTCGACGCCAAGCGGTTCACCAGCGACTTGGAGGAGGTAAGGAACGGCTTCAATGAGGTAGGCGGCAGCGTAGACAAGGCCAACAAGGAGTTCATCAATAACGCTAACCAGCTTTCTTCGATAGGTAAGTCATTGGGCCTGGCTAAGGCGAAGCTGGACGCGGAGTTCGAGCCTAAGGAAACGGAGATAAAGCTCAAAAAGGACGAGGCCGCAGACAAGTCGGCAGGCCTCGCCATCAAGTCGGCCGAGATAAACGCCGAGGAGTCGAAGAAGCGCCTGGAGGAGTCACAGACAGCTGTTAAGACAGCTCAGCTGAATAAGGTCGAGGCGGAGAAGGGCGTGCAGCTGGCGCAGTTCGCGGTCGGTGACGCGCACGCGAAGTCAGAGGACGCGGGCCTGAACCTTCGTCAGGCTCAACTTAATTTACGCATCGGCGGCGGGAAGCCAGACGCCGACGACAAGGCAGAGCAGACCGCCATCAACCAGCAGAAGCGCCTGGCCGCATTAGACGCTGCGGAGGTCGCCGCGCGCAAGGCGAAGATCGAGGAGCAGTATGCCTACCTCCAGCCGGAGAAGGCTGAGAACGACGCCAGGCGCGCGGGCATCGAGGCGAAGTACTCATACCTGGAGCCACAGAAAGCTCAGGTTGATGTTGAGAAGACCCAGGCAGAGATTAAGTCGGCCAAGCTGGAGAAGGAGGATACCTCACTCAAGCTGGCGAAGGACGAGCAGGGCGCCCCGCTCTCGCACGACTACTCGATGCTGAAGTACGCCCAGGCACAGGTTGACCTGGACGCTGAAATTCTCAAGTCTCATGAAACATCAAACAAGACGCTCTCCCAGATCGAGCAAGACCTGGAGGCTATCCTCAGGCAGGGCTCCTTGTCCGGTCAGAAGTCCTCTACCGCTCCAAGCGCAGCCGCTCCAAGCGCAGCCGCTCCAAGCGCAGCCGCTCCAAGCGCAGCCGCTCCAAGCGCAGCCGCTCCAAGCGCAGCCGCTCCGGGCGGCGTTAAGCCTGAGAATGACTTCACGTTCTCGCAACCCGTCAAGCCTGAGAATGACTTCACTGGACGCCAACCCGTCAATCCTGAGAATGACTTCACTACCAACGCTGACAAGGTAGGGTCAGTGTTCGACAAGCTGGCGACTTCCGGCGAGAAGGCGGCTGACAACCTAGACAAGGTCCCCGTCCCGAAAGACAGCGTCGACAGTGACGTGCAGCAGCGCGCGGGCGGCGGCGAGATACACGGCGTGGGGACCGGCACCAGCGACGGTGTCCACGTCATGGCGTCGGCCGGTGAGTTCTTCCATAAGACGGCGGCGGTCCAGCACTACGGCCTGCCGTTCATGCACGCCGTCAATAACATGCAGCTGCCGAAGTTCTCGCTTGGTGGCCTCGTCGACGGGCTAAGCACGCCGCTGGTGGCGCTCGACCTTCCCCACTTCGCCGAGGGCGGTCCGGTGATGGCCTCCCCGGGAGCGGGTCTCCACCCGGTTCCGATTCACTTCAATGGCCAGCACGTCGGGACGCTGTTCGGGACGCCCGACGCCGTAAGCCAGATGCAGGCGCGCTCCACCATGGACCAGATCGCCAACCTGGGCCCCAAGCCGAGTCACTATAGCCGATGACGACGCCGTTCTCCCTCCTGGTCCTGACGCCACTCTCTGGCCGGCACGCTCCCACGCTGCCGCCGTTCTCCTCGCGCGACGTGACCCAGACGCTGGACTTCATTACCAGCACGGGTGGCGGAGGTGACGCCATGGGGTCATGGATAAGGGAGGACATCGACGGCGAGCTGATGGACCTCACCTCGCCGCAGTTCCGCAAGTTCCAGTCGGTCATCACCTGCACTGAGCAGGACGCTCCGTCGATGGACGGCGACGCGTGGCTCGGTACGGTGTGTCTTGTCGAGTGCATTCATGAGCTGCGGTTCCTGACAGGCGTTGGCTCCCAGGTGCGCATGGAGGTCTCCGGCTCCGTCCGCGTGGAGGGAAGCTACACCTACTACAGGCCGCAGCTGGAGATGATGATCACCGGCTTCTCGTCCGGCAACAAGGAGCGGTTGACCGAGTACAACTGGCGGCTGTCGCTGCGCGAGGTCAGGGTGCCGTGAGCAACTCGTTCGGCGCGGCCTGGGTAGACCAGGACCAGACGACATGGGACCCTTCATACTTCCGCAAGGACCTTCAGATCATCTCCCTCAGCGGAGTTCACGCAGAGGGCCAGTCGTGCACCGTCACGGCGGTCATTCGCAACCCGCGCGAGGGGCTGCTGGCTCACGGTCGGCAGATATGGCTATGGCTGTCGTGGCTCAACCCTCGAACCGACACCGTCGTGCCGTTCTTCTTCGGGCGGCTCGTCGGCATCCCTACCAACATGTTCGCTGAGACGGTGACCGTCATATTCATAGCGCAGTCGATTGATTACCTCGCGCTGGTCCAGGCTGTGGCCGAGACGTTGAAGGTGCGCCCGGGCTACGATCCGGTGTTCTACGACCCGGCGCATCGCGACGATCCCTACGCCATCCTGGAGGGATACTCGGGCCTGTACCACGTCGACAAGGTAACGCACGCCGTGAACTTTTCCGACTACCTGGTCGGGGAGGACGGGCTGCAGACGTTCCTGCCGAGCGACGTGCCGCGCGACAGCGTCGACTACACGATAGGCCAGGCGCCGGTAACGGCTATCAACGTCGACGCGGACGTTCATTGGACGCAGACGGCGGTGGGCAACATCGACTTCGGGCCGGAGACATGGTTCACCTACACCGGAGCGTCGCTTATAAGTGACTGGCCTAAGCCGCTGCAGTCGCTCGGCGGCGGGTGGTCGTGCCAGGCAGGCTCGGCCTTCGACACCTACGGCCTAAACTCAGCCATCATGTACCACTCGGAGTTCCACTTCGAGAACCACGAGAAGAAGCACAACGACGGCGACACCATGTCGCAGAGTGAGTCGCAAGATATTCCGATTAGCGGAGCGCCGTACATCAAGCAGGTGATCACTTACTTCTCCCAGTCTGGCTTCATCGACCCGGAAGACCCTGACTCGGTCTCCATCCCCACGGCGACCAATAACTCCACTGAGCTATGGATACCGCAGTGGCGTGTCGACACGGCCCTGGCGCTGCGCTACGACGCCTCGCGCCCGAGGGTCGAGCGCGTTCGCTTCACGCTCCAGGCTAACGTCCAGCAGGTGCTGACCCCGGCCCAGTCTCCGCCGCTGCCGGTCCAGGAGACGATCACGCTGTCCGGCTCCGACGTCGGGGAGCCGCTGCAGCTGGTTCTCGACTGGCTTTCCCTCAAGGGCAAGCCGGTGGACAAGTACACGGTGATGTACCCTAACCAACCAACGGTTGCGGGCGGTAGCAGCTACCAGCTTTCTATCTCCCCCAACGGCTCGGTCGCGGGTACGGCCGAGCCTACGTTCTCATCCGTCATAGGCGGGCAGACAATCGACGGGGCCGTGACGTGGGTGTCGCTGGGGACCTCGCTGCCGACTTCCGCGAACAACTGGGAAGCCTCAATTGCCGTTCAAATTGGTGACCTGATCCGCCCCATCCCGTTCACCTGGGCTCCCTGGACGGCGCTGGTGCCGCCTCCCCGGCTGTTCGGTTCCTCCATCGGTGAGGGCCAGATATGCCGGGGCTCAAACGGTTCCTACCAGGTGTGCTACCTCGGTGGGCTGTCAGGCCTCTCTGAGCCGGGCTTCAGCTCGACCTGGGGCGCGGAGACGACCGACAACGAGGTCGTGTGGGTCTGCATCGGCACCCGAGTGCCGACCGGGTCGCAGTACTTCATGTGCGTCCAGGCGGGAGAGACCGGACTGTTCGAGCCGCCGTTCGGCGGCGGTGACAGCTCGCTGAGCGACGGCGGAGCCGTGTGGATCGGCGTCGCGCTGGCTGGAAACTTCCTGACGCTTCCTATCGTAGACTTGGCGCGGCGTTCCTACTTTCCGACGGACCGAGGGCTGTGGAGCCTGGAGCACTTGATAAGTCGCGCTCGCGCCCGGCTGATCAAGGGTTGCCGCGTCGTCCAGGTGGAGTTCGACTGTACGTTCGAGCGGGCCGTCGCGCTCTC